TCATACTTTAATGGTTTACTTATCAGAAACAAATCTAAATTCAGGAACTATATTGTATAACGATGAACACCAACCAACAACGACTGTTAATTTTGTACAAAATAGAGCTTTTTTATTTAAATCAGAATTATGGCATAGTTCTTTAAATAATCATGGTAATAATATAGAAGATGGAAGATTAACATTAAATTGTTTTTTAAAACTGTAATATGAAAAAAAACTTTATCGCTGTAAAAAAAGAATTTATAACAAAAGCTCAATGTAAATCATTAATAAAATCTTTAGATAAAAATTTAATTAAAGATGATAATGAAGATTCTAATTATTTTTTTAAAGATATTAAAGATAAAAAAATACAGAAATTAATAGTTAAAAAAGGCCTAGAAATGATACAAAAATATTGTTCTTATTATCCAGAATTGAATATGACAAAAGATAAGTGGGCAATGACTTCTTTAAGGTTTAAAAAATTTGAACCAGGATCTTCTTTTAATAGATGGCATTCAGAACATTGTGGTAAATATTCAACAAGAATAATGGTATTTCAACTATACTTATCGGATCATAATTGTGGGACAGAATTTTTTAGTGGAGAACTGGTTCAGTCTACAGCAGGAAGAGCTATACTTTTTCCAGCTTATTTTACTCATACACATCGAGGTCAAGTATGTCCTCAAAATAAAACTAGATATATAATTACTGGATATTATAATTTTATTTCGTTAGTTCCGAAATAATAGATTTATACTTTAATACTTTTTGTCTAAATTTCTCATTGATTTCTAACAGAGTTTCAATATGAAGTTCTAATTTAGCATTATTGTCTTTAAGATTTTTATTATACATAACTTCAGATGTCTTCACATCTTCTGCCATGCCTAGCTTTTCTTCTAAATCTTTAATTATGTCGTCTTTTACATCTCGTGTTGCCATATATGAAATATATTAATAATCAAACATAATACTACAAAAATAGTAGTATATTTTTATCATTTTTATTATATAATTAAATTATGCCATTAACAAAGTTAAATTTTCAACCTGGATTAGATACAGAAAACACAGAAACTGGTGCTGAAGGTAGATGGATTGACGGAGATAAAATCCGATTTCGTAAAGGACTTCCTCAAAAAATAGGAGGCTGGAATAAATTTAGTCAAGATTATTATGTAGGAGTAGGAAGAGCTTTAGAACAGTGGTTTGCTTTAACTGGAGCTAGATATGAAGCTCTAGGAACTGATCGAAAAGTATATGTATATCAAGCTGGGGATAATCAAGATATTACTCCTATAAGAGAAACTGCTAATTTAGTAAATGCTTTTACTACAACTAATACAAGTGCTAATGTTACTATTTCAGATACTTCACATGGAGCGACAGTAGGAGATTTTGTAACTTTAAGTAGTACAAGTACATCAGTTGGAGGAATTCCAGCTGCAACTTTAGATGCTGAATATGAAATATTATCTGTTACTAATGTTGATGCTTATGTAATTCAAAGTAACGCAACAGCTACTTCAACAATAGGACCAACAGGAAATTGTACTGCTACTTATCAATTAAATGTAGGACCAAGTGAACAAATATTTGGATATGGTTGGGGAGCAGGAACTTGGAGTGCAAGTACATGGGGAACTCCTAGAAGTACCTCTAATGTAACTTTAGATATGAGATTGTGGTCTATAAATAATTGGGGAGAAGATTTAATTATTACTCAAAAAGATGGTAGAACTTATGAATGGGATTTATCAGGAGGAATGACAGGTAATAGAGCTACAGTAGTTGCTAATGCTCCGACTAAATCAACTTTATCAATGATATCTACAGAAACTAGACACGTAGTTTGTATGGGTACAGAAACAACTATTGGTGATACATCAACTCAAGATAAAATGTTTATTCGTTGGTCTGATCAAGAAGCATATAATTATTGGACTCCTAATGTAACTAATTCAGCAGGTTCACAAAGAATAGCAGGAGGAAGTGAAATTAGATGTGCACGTCCTGCTAAAGGAACTATTCTAGTATGGACAGATACTACTATGCAATCAATGTCATTTATTGGTCCTCCTTTTATATTTGGTTTTAGACAATTAGGTAATGATTGTGGAGCTGTAGGTCTTAATTCTGCAATAGTAATAGATGATATAGCTTATTGGATGTCCGATGGACAATTCTTTAGATATGCAGGTGCTGTTCAAGAAATACCTTGTCCAGTATTAAATCATGTATTTGATGATATAAATAAAGTTCAATATCCTCAAGTTTATGCTGCACAAAACTCTAATTTCTCTGAAGTAATTTGGTATTATCCTTCTAGTTCTTCATCTCAATGTGATAGATATGTAATGTATAATTATTTAGAAAACTCTTGGTGTTTCGGTACTATGAATAGAAGTACATATCAAGATAATGGAGTTGAATTAAACCCTTTAGCTAGTGAATATTCAAATACTTCTACAGCTAATACTTATATTCAAATTAATGGTTTAACAGCAGGTAGAAGTTTAATTTATAGAATGGAAAATGGAGTAGATGCTGATGGATCAGCATTAGCAGCATATATTCAATCTGGAGATGGTGATTTAGCAGATGGTGAACAATTTATGTTTATAAATAAAATTATACCAGATTTTCAAAATCAAACAGGAAATGCTCTAATTACTTTAACTACTAGGGATTATCCTTATGGTAATACTACTGTTGGTGAAACTGTCGCAGTAAGCAACACAACAGGGTTTATTAATACTCGAATCCGTGGTAGACAATCTAATATAAAAATAGAAAATACAGCAATTGGAGACAATTGGAGATTTGGAACTTTAAGAGTTAATTTAAGAGCTGATGGAAAACGATAAATATAAAATACGAAAAGCACAGATTTCTGATGCTGTTCGAATAAGAGAACTATTAAAAACATGGTTAATAGAGGCTCCTTTTAACTTTGGAAATACTAATAATAAAAAAGCATTAGAAAATATAGTATTTTACATTAAGAATAGTTTTGTTATAGTAGTAGAATATGAAAATATTATTGTTGGAACATTAGCTGCAACAGTAGATGAAACGTGGTATAGTGATAAAAAGTTTATGAGAACTTTATGGTTACATGTAAATCCACAACATCGAAGGTTTAGCATTTTTCGTTCTTTAATGATAGTATTTAAGGAGTATGCATTAGCTAATAAAGTTACTGCTATATGTGAAATATTCCAAGGTAAAGATGTTGAAAGAAAAAACAATGCCTTTATTAAATTAGGATTTAAAGTTATAGGAGGAACTTTTATAGTCAATGGGTAGTATATTCAAACCAAGCACAACAGTAGTACAGGCACCTAGCACGTCATCGACTAGCTATGATATACCTGAATACTTTAAAGAAATTCAAGAACGAACTTTAAGAACAGCAGAAAATGTTTTTAGTCAACCTTATACTGCATATAAAGGTGATAGAATAGCTGGCCTTGATCCTCAAGAAATTGCAGCAGAAAATATATATTCTCAACAAATAATTCCTCAAGCTGGTCAATTAGCTGGTATTGCAAATCAAACTTATGATAGAGCAACAGCTCAAGCTTATGCTAATCCTTATGAGAATCAAGTTATTTCAGGAGCTTTAGGAGATTTACAAGAAGCTTATGGTCAATCTCAAACAGCTATGGATGCTCAAGCTATAGGTTCAGGAGCTTTTGGAGGATCGAGACAAGGTATTCAAAATGTTTTAGGACAAGAAAGATATTTAGATTCAGTAGCTGATACATCAGCTAGATTAAGACAAGCAGGTTTTGAATCAGGTGCAAGTAGATTTGCTCAAGATAGAGCTGCACAAATGCAAGGAGCAACTACTCAGATAGGAGCTTTACAATCAGGTGCTCAAGGTCTTCAAGCTTTTGGTGCACAAGCACGTGGAATAGAACAAGCTAAATTAGCAGAAGGATATCGTGACTTTATAGAAGCAAGAGAATATCCTGCTGGACAAATAAGACAAATGGTTGGAGCTTTATCAGGTGCTCCTATAAGAAGTTATGGAGAAGAAAGATCAGGATCAGTAGGTACACCAGTAGGTGGTCCGAGTATCTTTGGTCAAGTAGCTGGTGCAGGATTAGCTGCATATCAAATGTCTGATATAAGATTAAAAAGAGATATTAAATTAGTAGGAAAATCTCCTAAAGGAATTAAAATATATAACTTTAAATATTTAGGTGATGATAAAACATATCAAGGTGTAATGGCTCATCAAGTACCACAAGCTTCTACTGCAAATCAATT